CAGCGCAATTCACAGCACGTTTCCTTCATGGCCGCCGTCCTGGCTGGCATAGCGCAGGACTGCATCCTGACCCGGAATGTTGGGGAAGCCCCGGATGTTGGCCGTGTTGGCGAACTTGACACTGCAGGTTGCGATGCGCTTATCGCAACCTGCCCGCGCGATGAAGCCGTCACCCTCGGCGATGGCGCGCACCGGGGCTTCCAGAAGGGTCAAGGAGGCGATGGCATCGGTCAGCCCGTGTGCCAGCACCTCGGCGACCCGCCCGGTATTTGCGCCGCTGGTCCAGGTCAGGGTGCCAGACGTGAACCAACCCGCGTCAAACCCAGACAGCCCTGAGGCCATGAACGCCCTGTCGCGCAACAGGTCCGTCACGACACCCGTGCCCTTGTAGACGGCGTTTTCCAGATCGATCCCGCAGCGCGCATCGCCCAAGCGGGCATCACATCCCGCCTGAAACGTCCGCCCGACGGTCTGGCCCAGCACATGTGCCAGCGAACGGACCTCAGCCACGAATGCCATGCGGCCACGGCGGATTTGCCCGACAGCACCCCGGCGCAAGAGCACGCGCTGGCTGGTGTCAGCCCAATTGACCCGCCACAGCTCCACCGCCGCATTGTCCCAGCGCCCATCGAGGATGTCGGTTTCGGTGATCCGATCCGAGGTCAGCACGCCGGTCGCATCCTGCGCATCGACGGCCAGATCGGAGCCAGCGCGGATTTCTGAGGCGGCAAACCCGCTTTCCGGCTCAAACGCGGTGCCATCGAAGCTGAGGGCCCGGTCATGATCGGTAAAACCAAGCGCCACGCCATCCGAACGCGAAATCCGCCAGCACCAGGAAAGCGTGGTGGTGCCATCATCGAGGTGAGCTTGCAGAGCTGGCGAAAGGCTTTTCATCGGCACGTTCCCGTCATGCGGTCGTCGAGGTCGGCGATCCAACCCGCCCAGTCGGGCGCCACGCCTGTGAATGTCCTGTTGGCCGGACGGTCAAGGCGGGCTTCGGCATAGGCGGAACAGCCCGCATCACCATCGCGCATCGTTGTTGTGCAGCCGGTCAGCAGGATCGCCAGCACCGCGACCGTCACGAACGGCCACGCGCCCGCGCTCCGTGCGCTCAATCTTGTCCGCCATTCCATCGCGTTCCCCTTCCAGTTTGCCCGCACGTTTGCCTTCCGCGCGGCCCCAAAGCCGCCCAAGCACGATGCCCCCGGCGGCACCAAGGGCAGCAACCAGCCAGATCAGGATGTCAGCCATCATCTCGCTCCCCGCCCGACGCCGCCACGCAGAGGGCAACGACGAACACGCCCATCGTCCCGCCCACGATCAAGCCTGCCAGAAACTCAGGCATCGCCGCGGAACCCGCGTTCGATCCGGTCGCGCAGACCGATCAGGCCAAGGCCCAGAGAAATCAGGGTCATGGGCGAGGCATCCCCGGCCCCGGCGAGGATCGCGACAAGCCGGGCCAGTTCGGCAAGCTGGCCCTGCTCGGGCAGGAAAAGCGCGCCGCTGCCGGTCAGCACCGCCAGCAGCCCCGCCCACCAGGTGAGCGATGTCGGTTGGAAATAGCGCATGGGTCAGACCCTCCGGGTAAAGTTTGAAAAGAAGGCTGCGAGGCGGGCGAGCCAGCCGCTCTGCGGCACGGACGCTTGCGGCGGTGGCGCCGACAGGTTCGCCAGACGCAGCAGAGCCAGCGCTTCGGTCTCGGTCAGTCGCCGTATCGGTCGCGAGAAATCCACCCGTCCGTTGCGATCGACCGACCAGACCGGGATGGTGCCGGTCGGATAGCGGCCATCGCGGAACAGATCGCGCTCGGCCTCGCGGCGGGTGCGGATCGCGGCGGGGCGGAGCCAGCCCATGAAAGCCTGCGCGGCGGCGGCGCGGTTGCCCGCGTTCAGATGGCGGGTCAGCGATGCCTTGGCAATGCCGCCGGTGTTGTAGTGGAAACTGACCAGCGCATCGAACTCGTGCGGTTCCAGCGGCACCTTCACCGCGCGCAGCACCTCGGCCTCGTAGGCCACGATGTCGCTGCGGAAGAGCCGGAACGCCTCGCGGATCCCGGCGTCGAGATCGACGGGCATGCCGCGCGGCATCTGGGCCGGATCGGGCGGCCCCGCCGAGGCAGTATGCCCGATGCCGAAGGTCCAGACGTTTTTGACGTCGAGATAAGGTCCGGGCACGAGTCCTTCGTGCCGGACGAGGGCCAACACGCCCCGGTCTGTCATGTGCATTGGATCACCCGAAGATGGAGGAAACGATCAGGATCAGGGCGGCGACCAGTAGGCCGATGCGCAGGCGGTGACTGAAGGCCTGTGCCGGGTCGGCGGCGTCGCAGCGAATGGCGCGTGCAAGGCGGAGAAGTTCATGCATCAGGGTTGCCCCCCTTGCCGCCGCGCAGCCGGGCGAGGACGACCTCGATGAAGGCGGGGCCGAAGACGCCGACCAGATAGGCGGCCGACCCCGCCGCCCCCCCGGCCGGGATTGCCTGCGATGGCAGGCCAAGCCAGGCAGTGATCACCGCCATGGACAGACTGCCCATCCCGGCGGCGATCAGACCGCCGAGCAGGATGTGGCGCAGTGCATCGCGCAGCCGCATCCGCGTAGTCAGCGCATTGGTCGCGCCGCCAAGCGCGCCCCAGGCCGCCAGGATGACGGCGGTGGAGGTTGCCAGATCGCGCAGCACGGCCGCGACAAAGCCGGTTTCTTCGTTCATCGCCGGATCTCCAGCAGCGGGATGGATGTGATCGACCCCAGCCGCTCGAGGTCGAGGGTGACGTCGAGCATGTCGGTGTCGAAGCGGACGGGGACGTCGAACTCAAAGCCTGCCGTGATTGCGACGCCCGCACCGGGGGCGGTGGTAAAGGTGACGCTGCCGGTCGTGGTGTTGACGCTCCAGCCGGTCATCTGCTCGACGCCGTTCAGGGCAAGACGGACAGTCCCTGCTACCGGCTTGGCGATGGCACGGGTCCAGCTTTGCGCGCCGGAAGTGTATCGCTTCAGCAGGGCGAAGGTCGTGACAGCACCATTGCCGGTGCCGATGGGCTGATCGGTCGGACCCACCGCCTGCGACGGCAGGCAGGATTTGTAGTCCGCCCAGTCCTTGTAGCGAAACCCGTGCAGGCGGCCGTTGCGGGCTTCGAAGAAGGCGACAACCGCCGCCAGATCGTCGGCGCGTCGGATGCCGTAGGCCACATCGTAGCGACGACGACTGTTGGCCCAGCTGGCGTTGCGCTCCTCATCGCCAGAGGCCAACTCCACGATCTGGGTCCGCCGTTCTGGCCCACCCCGTGCCCCGCGGCTGATGTTGTCAGGGAACCTGACTTCATGGAATGCCATCACATTCCCCTCCGGCCCAGCGACACCGCGCGGGCGATGTCGCTTGCCACCTGCGTGCGCGATTGCCGGAAACTTTCGGCATCGCGGGCCATGATGGTGACGGAAATGTTCGGGGCCGCGCCTTGCCCTTGGCCATATCCCGCTGCCTCCCGGCGCGAGAGAACCCGCTCGCCTCGCTGCAGGATCGCGGGCACCTCGTCAGGCTTGATCCCCGCCCAGCCACCGGAATGCATGCGCGGGGCATGTGCGAAGGCCATGGCCGGGACCATGCGACCGGGGCCCGGCGCTCCGACCATGCCACCGGCGTGCATGATGTTGGCGAAGATGCCTCCTGCGCCGCCCAGCGCGCCCGACAGCGCATTGGCGATGGGGCCGAGGATGAACCGACGTGCCGCCAGCTTGGCCAGATCGGCGATCATCGACGTGACCAGATCGCGGAAATCCAGCTTGCCGGTCTTGACGAACTCGCCCACCGCGTTCTCGGCGGACGTGAAGGCCCCGACCAGCGCCTGGCCGATATCACCGCCGATGTCGCGCGCCTTGGCGGCATAGTCGGCGAGTGCTGCGGTCACCGCGCCCCAGCCGGTCGCAGCCTGATCAGCCCCGTCGGCCGCCGCCGCACCAGCTTCGCGCGCCGCAGTGCCCGCACTCCCGGCAGCGCCTGCGGTGTCATCCAGTTCGGTGTTCAGAGCATCCGCCGAGTTGGCGGCATCTGCCAACGCTGTTTCAGCCTCCATCCCGGTGCCGGTCGCCGCGTCGCGCAGCGCCTGCCAACTGGCAAGTGGACGGCCGGCGGCATCGGCCAACATTCCAGCAGCCTCGCGATAGCCATCGGCCCGGCCACGGGCATCTTCAGCCATCGCACCAAGCCCGAGGTCGGGCGGTTCAAGATACGTCTGGGACAGCGCGGCCGAGAAGGCATCGGCGGCGGCAGCGCCCGCAGCGGTTGCGGCACCCTCAAACGGGTTTCCGATCCGGCTGAGTTCTACTGGATCCAGCGTGCCGATCCGCACCCCGCCTTCGCCGGTGGCCCATTCGGGCAGCAGCGCCAGCGCAGCGTTCAGCCCGTTGATGAAATTGTTGATGCGCGTGACAACGCCGTTCAGCATCGCCTCGACACCCGAGATCAGCCCGTTCGCGGCCTGGAACGCGAAGTCGCCGATGGCGCCGGGCAGACTGCCCCAGATGGCGACGGCCGCATCATAGGCTCCATGGAAGATTGCAGCCGTCCGGTCGCCGAAACTGACCACGCCCGCGATGGTACCTTCCAGCGCTGACAGCCCGGCCGCCTTCAGTCCTTCCCAGCCAGCGGTTATGTTGGCGAATGCGGCGTCGAGCGCCAGGCCGATGCGCGACCAGACCTCCGATACCAGATTACCCAGCAGCCGGAACGCCTCGCCCACGCCGCCGACACGGGTCACAAGTTGCGAGAACTGATAGACCAGTTCCCCCGCGCCGACGATCAGTGCGCCAACGCCGGTCCGGATCAGCGCCCCGCGAAGGAAGACCAGCGCCGTGGCAAGGCCGCGTACGGACAGGGCCGCCACTGCCAGCCCCGCCACCCACCGGCCAGCCATGAAGGCGGCGAAGGTCGCGGCATAGGTGGCGAGCCGCGCGAGGTTGTCGAAGACGGCGGTGATTGCGCTCCCGATTGGCCCGGTGCCACGCGCCATATTGGCCAGTGCGTTTGCCACCGTCTCCAGCGCCGGGGCGACGGCCGCGGTCAGGCGGTTGGTCAGACCCAGCCAGATCAGGCTCAGCTTGGCGATGGCATCGCCGGTACGTTCGATCTGGGCTGCATCGGCCGCGCTGACCGCCACCCCGAAATCCTGCACATCCTGTGCCGCCTCTCGCAAGGTCGCGGAGTCGATGCGCAGGAACGCAAATGCGGCGCGATCACCGAAGAGGTCGGATGCCACGGCAGCGCGTTCGGCCTCGGGCACGAACTGGTTCAGGGCTTCCTGAATGGCGACGATGCGCTGGTCGAGCGGCAGCGCCTGCAGTTCGGCGGCCGTCAGGTTCAGCCGTTGTAGCGCCCCCACCGCCGAGCCCGAACCGGCCGCCGCTTCCGACAGGCGCGTGGTCAGCTTCTTGGTGGCCTGTTCGATCTCGCCCATCGACACGCCGGCTAACTCGCCAGCCCATGTCAGCACCTGCAGGCTTTCGACCGTGGTCCGGAGCGAAGCGGCCATGTCGGCCTGTGCGCCGATGACGTCGAGACCCGAGCGAACCATCGCCACGCCCGCAGCAGCAGCAGCAGCCGTCACCGCCGCTAACGCGATCCCGGCCTTGCGGGCGAAGCTGCCGAGGCGGGCGTTGGCGAGCTCCATCTCGGAGGACAGGCGACCAAACCCGCGCGTGCCCGCCTCACCGATCCCTTCCAGCTCGGCCCGGACCTGACGGCCGCCTTCCGCGACCAGTCGGACGCTGACCCGTTTTTCAGCCATGGCCGTCTCCGATCTGTTCGTTCAGTTTGCGCACCATCACCGCCTCGATCTCGGGCAGCAGTTCGGCAGCGATCAGGGGGTCGATCCCGAGGGCTTGCGCCATGGCCAGTGCCGCCCCCATGTCCCAGCCCAACACGGTGCCAGGGATCACGCGCAACTGGCCGCCAAGACGGCCAACCAGATCCCAGACCTGCCAGCCGTCTTGCGTTTGTGGGCGGTTCAGTTTTGCGGGGCAGTCGGAGCAGATGCCCCCGCGGCCCTCGCAGGGTGTGCAGGCCGCGCAGTAGCGGTCGCCCCCGCCGAAGGACCACTCGGCGAGGGCGCGGAGACGTTTTTTTCCGCGTCCAGGATCAGGCCCTTGGCGACATATTGGGTTTGGAACGCCTCAAAAACCGGCCAGATTTCCAGAAGGGCATCGACGCCTTCGGGAGAAACCGGGACAGCATCACCCGCGTCGTCGCCGACCCCTTCCCAATCCAGCACGGCGCGCCGGGCGACGGCCTTGGCCATGGCCAGCGCAAGTTCCTCCTGTGTGGCCGTATCTGGCAGGGCTTCGATTGCAGGATCGGCGCGGGCCGCAACCATCAAGGCAGTCGTCAGCGGGGCCACGTTGAGGCGCAGGCCGGGGGCGAGGGTCAGCCACGCGGGCGCGGCAGTCAGGTTCAGTCTGATCATGATCAATAGCTCACAACGGTGTTGACGAGGACGGCGGTGCACATGCGGGCGGGGCTGACGGCCTTGGCGGCCTGCCAGTCGAAGGTGGCCTGGATGCCTTGCGGGCCCGGGATCTCGATCCGAGGGCGCGGCAGGTAGACGGCATGGGCGGTGAAAGTGAAGCTGGCGTTGGCGCCGAGGCTCCAGGCGAAGACCAGTTCGCAAGGCGTGCCGTCGATGGCCTGCGTGATCAGCGTGCTGTCGGCGAAGCGTACCTCCACCCGACCGGTCAGCGCCGCCATGCCGGGGTCGGCCCCCTCGATGCGACCGTCCGAGCGGATGGTCTCGATTCGGTCGAGGCCGTTGGAATAGGTAACTTCGGCGGAAATGACA